GTGAGTATCCCTGGAGTATCCTTAAATTTTTTAATCATTATGGCAACTCTATCACTTACCATTTTCAAGGCAAAAGCATTAAAAGACGGAAGACATAAGATAAGAATTGCACTCCGTCACAAGCATGAAACAACATATATCGTTACACGATTCATTATTTCAGAGAACCAGTTTAAGAACGGTCAGGTCGTGAAGCATCCAGAGTCATCTGCGATAAACCGGAAACTTAGGAACATCCTTGATGACCTTCAAGAGAAACTGGACTCAATAAAACATCTTGAACTTTATTCCTGCCGGCAAATTAAAGAAATCATTTCTACGGACAATCTTTCCGATGAGCAAACCTTTTCATCAGCATGTAGCAATTTTGTAGACTATCTCAAGTCTGAGGGAAGAGATTCATACGCATTATCTATTGAAAGGGTGGGGAGGTATTTTCGTGACTTTGTAAGAGGTGATATACTTCTCTCAGATTTAACCCCGTCACTAGTCCAGAATTTTGCCGCATTCATACGGAAGCGGAAAGTGACTGAAACTACAGTAAACACAATGCTTGCCCAAATGAAATCTGTCGTCAACAGAGCGATAAGAGAGTGGAATATATCTTACGATATACATCCTTTTGTAACGACTAGAATATCTGCAGCCCCTATCAGGAAGCTTGATCTGACAGTACAGAATTTTAATAAGATTCGTGAATCTTCACCAGAAAAGAGAAAACTGATTATGGCACGTGACCTTTTTTGCCTTTCTTTTTACTTGGGAGGGATGAATCTTATAGACATTATGCAAACTGACTTTAGAAAAGACGTATTGGAATATTCACGCTCAAAGACTAAAGGGCGAATGCAGTCGGATAGTGTAATCACATTTACAATACCGTCTCAAGCAAGAGAGATAATATGCAGGTGGATGGATAAACGGACGGGGAAACTTGATTTTGGGTATAAATTCACATATCACAACTTTTCTCAGTATGTTACGTATTCTCTTGGAGATTTGGCTGAAGAGTTAAATATTGATGAACGTGTTACATTTTATTCGGCCCGCAAGTCTTTCGCCCAGTATGCTTCTGAGATAGGCATTCCTGACGGGATAATAGACTACTGTCTTGGCCATTCGGACAAATCAAAGGGAGTTATCCGATACTACACCAAAGTCCGACAGAAACAGGCGGATATGGCCATATCTCGCGTGATTGATTACGTGGACAACCCGGAAAAGTATAAAGAATATATCGAACTACGTTCTGATATTATGATGATGAGAGGATAATGGGAAAGCCCCTTCCGGATATTAATCTGGTCGGGGCTTTCGTTTGCTAATAAAAGCAAACTTCTACACTGCAAAGATGTATATAATTTCCGAGAAAAGTTGTATATAATTATGGGAAAATATTGTATATCAGAATTGCCATAAATTATAATTGACCGTTACAGCCAATACCGGAGTGAGTCCGTTCTTTCCTACACCATATCCGGCAGACAAACCAATACCCCAACGTTTGGGCTTTTGCGTTATGTCACGGTAAATGTATTCAGTCTGGTAGATGGTTCGTGGATACACCCGGATTTCATCAAGACGTGGTGCTACACCGCTGACCTTTGCGTAGTAATTACTATCCTGGTACTCCTTATATTCACGCAGATGATAGCACGTGTCACTCACATGGATTGTGTCAGAATTGTCAATCCAGGCAAGATAAGGTACAGGGAATAAAATATACTGAGTATCCACATCAACCTTTGTAACCACATGGACAGATGTAATGGTATCAGCTATCCCAGATTTGCTTTTAGTTGGCGAACGGCTGCACCAACCTAAACAAAAAGCCAGTACAGCTATTAAAAGATATGGTAGGTAGTTCATGGCTTCACAACGATTTCTGGGATAAAAGGATATTCCGCACGCACATCGAAGCAAGGACACATCTTTGTCCATTCTTCATGTTCAACGATTCCATCTCCGTCCAGGTCCGGCGATGTGTCACGATGCCCCAAAACTTCCACAATTTCATACTTGCTACAGAGTTCCTTAATCAGCTTTGCCAGCGCCTTCTTCTGTTCCGGAGTTCGGGTATCGGCAGGTTTCCCATGTTCATCCAACCCACCGATGTAACAGATACCAATGCTGTGTTTGTTGTAGCTTACGCCGGAAAAACCCTTGCTGTTACAGTGCGCCCCGTCAATGGTGAGCGAACGGCCGACTTCTACAGTGCCATCCAGTCTTATCACATAGTTGTACCCAATCGTGCTGAACCCTCTCTGCAGGTGCATCTGGGTGATTTCCTTCTTACCAATATCCTGCCCAGCTTTTGTGGCCGAGCAGTGAATTATTATTGAATCTATTTTGTTCATAATAAAATTACATCTATATTTGTGGAGTTCTACCAATGGTAGGATGGTTAATAAAAAATTTATTACAAGGAGTGCAGTGGCACTCCTATTTTATTTTAGTTCAGTTTCTTTTCTTCAGCACGCTAATCCGTTTCCCGTCTTTGGAATACATTCGTGACATGTTCTTATCACGAACGAATCTTCTGTCCATTGAGAAATATCCATGCTTCCCGTCACTGAATACCGCCCTTTCGCCGGTCTTAAAGCGAACCGGCATATTAGGCAGTCCATTATTCATGGCCGCCAGTATAAGCAATCTGCGTCTGAACAAGCTCATCAAGCACCTCCCATCACAGCTATATTATTAAGAATACTTACCTGATACGTCCTGTTAGCCCTGACAACACTGCTTCCTATCCACTTTACTCCTTCAGGTAATGTCAGAACAGTAGGATTAACACCACTCGTGAACTGAAACATATATTCATTCATCATATTGGGCAGGCCTTCACCGAAAGAGATATTAAGAGCAGAAACTTCACCGAACACATGAAAAACATTTGGGATAAGTTCTGCTGTTATTTCTCCCGTACCGCTGTTTACACTGGTAATACACCCACTACCATAATATTCACCGTGAGTATATATGGCACGTATATCTTTAATGAAAGATATAGAGTCTGCCAATATATTTCCGGCTTCCAAATCTCTCTTAAAGGTGGCTTTTCTTAAATAATTATTGAATTTCTTTTTTGCCATACCTTATTGTTTTATGGAGGTATTCGCTCAGAATACCTCCTTGGTTTTTTACTCCTCTTCATGCCATGCGAATGCGCTGTCAAGTTCTGCTTTTGTCGCATAAGACTTCAATGTCTCATTCGTAGCATAATTAGTAAGTTCTGCCTTGGTTGCGTATGTTTCAGCAAGTGCAGCTATAGCCTCGCTAAGTGCAGTTTTTGTTGCATAATCCCTTGCGACCTCTGCCTTGGTTGCATAATCAGCAAGGTCTTCTGCTGTCAAGAATCCTTCAAGGTCAACCTTCTTTGCATATGCTGTCAAATCGACCGTACCACCCAAGGAATCCCAGTTTGTTTCTACGCTTGCCTGATTGGCCGTTTCTCCGATGTAGACGAAGTTCGTTTCAGCCGGATATTTCTTGCCGTTCAGGGTAACTTCTGCCGTAACGTTATATACGTGGCCTTTCGATACAGAAGACACCCCTTTCAGGGCACTAAGGTCTGCCAGAGTACCCTTTGGTACATATACGGCACCAAGCGCGTTGACCTTGTTTGTCAGTGTGTCAACCAGACCTTTCAGAACTTTACCCTGCTCGGCGGAAAGTGCCTTATTAGTCCCGCCCGTTGTGAGGTCATTGATAATCTGGATGAGTGTCTGTGCACCGACGTCAAGACGAATCCATCCGCCATAATCAGCCTGGGTAATCTTTGCCATGTCCTTCAGGACATACAGAGCCGGTTTGCCGTCCCCGTTATCTCCAACAACGACCAACATGCCGTTATAAGTATTCTTCCCTGAATAGGTAGCTGCGGCAATAAGGTCTGTCTTGTTTGGAACAAGCTGACGGGCATCCAGTGGCGCCTGTCCTCCAGGCTCAAAGTTCACGGCAAAGGAAGCAACACCCGCAGGACGGTTTCCTGTTGTCGAAGCCATCGGCATGACATTGTTCATCGGCATGGCAAAGGGAACTTCACGGCTGTTTCGAGCAAGCATGGCTATCACTTCATCCGTAATTTCCTCGCCATTATATGTGTCCGGCTCGTCTACAAGTTTTTTCCCGGCATCGGAAACTGTAAAGCGAAGTTGTAATGCACCGGACATGGCACCTGTCGTTGTCAGCTTCTTGTATGCAATCTGAACACTTTGTACGGTCTTGTTTCCTGCATCAGATACGGTGTACTTGTCCGTTCCGAAAACTTCCCACTTTCCGGACACCGTATTATAGAACTCGACTTTTGACACATTCTTTTCTGAAGGGAAGTAGAATTCAAGGCGGGTTCCGGTTGCTGCTTCAGAAGCAAATTTCGCTCCAATTAATGTATCAGTCCATTTCTGTAAAGGCAGTTTTGTATCAGGAGTAACAGTGCTTGGGAAATTGGTATCACCGGCTGAACTTGATGCAGATGCACCGTTACAGAAATACGGATAAGTACCATAAAGATACACTGCTCCCGATTTAACTATACCTGCAGGAAGTGGGTTAGGTGAAACTGTTGCCTTGTTCCCTTTGGAAGTCAGCAAGGTGTCACCTGCGCCATGATGAGCCTGGTAATTGTACTGCATCGTACCGAGTGTAACTTTCGTCGGCAATGTCTTGTTGCTTGTACTGTTTCCTACATAGATGAAAGACTGGTTATCGGAGATAAGTTCTCCTGCACGGTTCTTGTTTGCCTGGCCAACAACCGTACAATTACCACGGTTAAATCCTGTCTGAATCTGTTCTGCGGTAGGTGCGCTTTCACCAACCTCCAGAATCTTGTTGGCGGTAAAAGGAGACTTGAATGATATTGTTGCACTTGGTGCCTGTACCGTCGGCTGGATTTCCTCAAAGAGAATATCCTCGAAAATCTGGCTCAGCGTCTTTGTCTTCAAGGTCTCGACCTTTGTCCCAGCCGGAAGACCTCCCAGTTTCGAAGGAGTGGCAAGGCTGTCTGGCAATGATGTCTTGAACCTGATGAGTTCCGTCAGGTCATATTCGGTCTTGCCTGATGATTTGGTAACGATAAGTTTATTGCTGCCTTTGTCAAAACTGACATCTGTGACACCGCTTCCTCCATAATTCACACCGTTCATCAACAGTTCTTTGGTGTCGGTTGCAAAATAGATAGCATCCAGATGTTTTGACGCTGCATCATAACGGGCCTTTAAGCCCCTGTAGAATTTTAATTTTGTTGTTGCCATAAAAGTCTGATTTTAACTGTTTGTTTCTTCATTCCATACTGCTTCTGTTATCTCCTCCCATTCTCCATCCTTCCGGCCGTATATCTTCCCGTCTTTTGGCGCATCGGGAATGGGAATGCTTCCACCGGTTGATATGTCAATGGAAGAAGCACCAAGGTTGACAGTGGCCATTTCAAGGTTAGGGACACTTATGCTGTCCTCTTCACAAGTTGTTGCAACAAGCCTGAAAGCCTCACACATGTCAACGGCAGTCTGTCCTTCCTTACCATAGTTCTCCCACAAAGTCAGCGAATACGTACCAAGGTGTTTGTGGTCCGTTCCATGAAAAGTAAATTTCAGCTTGTTTCCCTGGTATATCTCAAAATGGAAATCGAGAAATCTGCCTAGAGGATTCTTCAGCATGAGTTTCAAGTCCCTTCCTTCCAGTGGAACAGGCTCCTTGTTCGTGAGTATCTGCCAGGTGAAGTATATATCTTTCCCTATCCTTATCTTTCTCATATCAACTAGGTCATGAAACTTATTGTCATAAGTAATATTATGATTACGGAGTAGATGATTTCCGCTATCAGGCGTCTATCTGTCTTCTTCATCCTTTGTAACTTTTTCGATAATTTCGCCAGCCGTTGTGTACTTCTTTTTAATGTAGCCCACCAGCAGGCGCTTAATGGAAACCTTGTTCTTGATACCATGAATTGTGCATATATGCTCCATAATACTGTCAAATTCGAAAATGAAAGCCAACCCCAGCCCGCAGATAGAACTGATTGTATAGGAACAGATGCCAACCGGCTGAAGAATTGCAATGCCCAGCATGAACCCAACAACAAGGTATGAATTATACTCAATGAACTTGCACACGGTACGTCGGCCAGCACGGGAAAAGCGGAAATCCTCGCCCCGCTTAACCACGCTGTCGATGATTCCCAGAACAAAGTCGGCCACAATCATCACAACGATAAAAGCCAGCATCCAGCGAAGCTCAAAGACAACGCTTCTTATCTCTCCTACAAAGGAGTAAGCTCCGGCAACAAGAATCTGCGGGGCTATGACGGTTATAAAGTTCTGCATCACTCCTTATTTACCTTACCACCGAACAACTTGGCCAGCCATTCGCTTGTTACAACCGACACGATTCCGGTCGATGCCAGGGCTACGAACAACGCATCAATCACCACAACCCAGATACTTGCGTCTGCCGGAGGAAAGCCGAAATTCATCCACCAACTGAAGAAGGTAACGATTACACCAACTACAGCCGTCACCCACATGCTGACCCACTTATTCATAGGATTGGATAGCTTCGAAGCGATAAATCCTACTACAGACGGAACAACAATTGACACAAGTCCGGTAAAGCTGGCAAATCCGGTCAGGAACTCCGGAACGGAAGGTTCAACACTAACGGAAGTCTCCGCGAAAACACTCACTACGCACATCAGCAGTGCGACCATCATGAAAACGAATCTTTTCATCTTACTAAGGTTTAGATTAAACAAAAATGCCCACAAACGTATTCCCGTTCAAGGGGACACGTTTATGGGCGTCATCTCAAAAAATCTTTACAAATCTACTTATTTACCAAAGCTTTTCAGTGAATGTAAGCATGTAAAAAACAAACAAAGAATAAAAGGTTTCAAAAAGGCTGACAGCTCTTGTCAGTATATTTTAGGTATATCACACGAAATCTACCAAAACTCTACCGGAGCGCAAAATTTGGCTGAAAATCGAGCCGTTTTTTCCGGGTTTTGACAGCCTTCAAATCGCGTAAAATTGTTGATGAAAGAACCTCCGAATATATCTCAGTAGTCTTGACTGAAGTATGTCCGAGCAACTTCTGTACTGTGGTAATCGGTACCCCCTGATGAATCAATAGTGTAGCACATGTATGACGGGCCGTATGGTACGTTATGTGCTTCTTTATGCGTGCCATTTCTGCTATCTGTGCGAGGTATTTGTTCACGTCTGAATTGCATCCAAGGCTGGCAAATTCTTCTATGTTGTAACGGTCTAATATTGTGAGTGCTTTCCCTTCGAAAAGCAGATGTAACGGAAGCCGGAGTTCGATTCCGGTCTTGATGGATTTGAAATGTAGCCAACGCTTCCCGTTCACACGGATAAAGTTAGCTGGTGTAAGCTGACAGAAGTCAGAAAATCGCAATCCGACGTAGCAGCAAAATAAGAAGGCATCAAGCACATGACGAAGCTTCTGGTCGTGCACTTCAAGGTTCTCCAGCTTCCTTAATTCGTCCGGAGTCAAGAACTCGTGCCGACCTTTCTCCTGCTTAATCTTAAATTTGCGGAACGGGTAAGCATCGGCATGAATGTATCCCTGATTTATTGCTTCATTGACTAGCGTCCGAAGCTGGCGAAGGTGTTTTGCCACGGTATTCACTCCATTTCCCTTTTCCCGAAGATATGTTTCAAAATCCTTTAAGAATGTGTATGTTATGTCCTTGAAATCTAATCCAGGGCGGAATTCCTGAAGAACATTGATAGTCGTGATTAGGTTGTCTTTTGTGCTTTGGCGTCTGTCTGAGTGCTTTACATATTCTTTAGCGAATATAGGGAAGGTAACATTAACGGGGGTATTACTCTTTATCGCATCCCGAAGTAAAGCTAAAGTCGGTTGTATTCCACGTTTCCATAACGACAGTTCTATACTTTGAAGATGCAGCATAAACTCAAACAACATGGAATTAAGGTCATTTGCTTGCGGATGGTTACATACTTGTGCTATCTGCTTATCCCAGTGCTCCGGCCGTAGATAGATGTTTGTCTTGAAGTATATTTTACGCTGATTCAAAGAGGCTTCTACCTGCACAAGGGCTGTACCTTGCTTATTTAATTGATTCTTTCTATTGTAAACAAGGCGGTATCTTATCTTTTCCATTTTTTCCGCTGAAAATAGTTATTTATAGGGATTCCGTAAAATAGCACTGGCGGGACTGATGCCTGTTGCAAGTAATAATGTTAAGGGTCTTGTAGCTGGAAGTAGCTCTAATTTTGCTAACCCCAAAAGAATCTATGGAAGCACAGACGAAGTGTTAATTGGCACAAGTCTAGTAAAAGGAGGTTATTGTTCACTCTTGATTGATATAGAATTTTATAATGGTAGTAATAATACATTATATCACGTTGATGCGGGTAAGAGTGAAGGAAATCTCACAGCCAATAAAATATGCGGTGTTTTAAGTAATTGCACTTTTCGGAAAGATTCTTCAGGCAAAGTATATGTGAATGGAGTTAGAGACTGTATGATTGCAGTAGTTGTTCTATCTGACTCAGACAGCTTTTCATTTTAAATTTGTTTCCATGATGTCCAACTATTATAATGCATTCTTATATATGCTAATCCATTATCTCCACCTGCACATAATTGCATACGAATCCATCCGTCGCAAGAAAATGCCACTAATATGCCATAATTCACGGGCATATTGTCCTGTTGTGAGTCAAATTTATAAACTCCGTTATTTACGTTATTGGCATCACCTTCCAAATTTAATCCAATGGCACTCAGGAAACCTGATTTTGACATTAATCCATCATTTTTTAAAGTAGCCGTTCCAATAAGTTCCGCCAGTGCTGAATCTACCTGGCGGAACTGATGTTTTCAACACCATCGTACAATGGAGACTTAAATGAGCTGACGAAATCCGATGGGGTGAGATATTATAAATTAAATATTGGTTGTGCTAATGCTCCATCTGATATATCAACATCTGGAGGAGTGTTGATACCGTTTAATTACGACGGTTACACACTGTATCAAATTCTTCTAACAATTAATGGCAAATATTATGCCCGTAGGAAAAGTGGAGATTGGACTGGATGGAAGGAATTATAACTAATCAACTTATTTGTTTCCATGCTCCCCAGGAATCACCTTTTGTTCTGAAATACACCGTTTCAGGCCAAATAGTAAAACAAATTTGGCCTCGTAAATATCCGTTTTGCGTTGTAAACCCAACGATAAGTCCATTCGTATTTTCATAAGGATAATTAGTCGACTTAGAGTTTATTCTATATATTCCATTATTGACATCATTTGCATCATCCGGCGATGTGTCTTGTACAGGAAAAAATCCATCCTTAGATAATAATCCGTTCTTTTGGGGTGTTGCAATACCAATAAGTTCCGCCAGAACTGACGCAACCTGCTCTTTTGTCATTACCCCAACGGCATTTCCGGCTGCGTTAATAGCGACAAAACTGGATATGTCTTCCAAAGCAGGGAGAGCCAGTGTAGACTTCTTCAAAAGTTCCGTTTTCGACACCTTATGCGGAACGCCGTTTGTATCGTACACCTGTACCGTTTCACCGTCATCTGCCGTTGTCTGATTCTTCATACTTTCTGTATGCTTCAATAGATTGTCAGTTTCTTCACCTGTAAAGCTTAATACAAAATCTTCTTCTGTTGCCATAATTGTTTTTAATTTATAGTTATTAATGATATTACCAACATTGTATATTATAATTATCTCATTGCATCATTAAGCCCAGCAATAAACCATGGAAGAAGCGACGCTGCATGATGTCTTACCCTGTTAACTTCATCATCTGAATATTCAGTATTGTCATCGCTTGAAAAAATTTTTTCTGCTAATTTTAAATCAGCAATACCAACCCCTGTCACATTGTAAATGTTATCTGCAAACATTTCTCTGACATCAATCTCCACGAAATCGGATTTATCTATTTTCGTGTACTTCTTAAATTTTTTAAAATCTATTTTCATGATTAATCAACTAAAATTCCATTTTCAAAAACCAAGCTATATCTTGAAGGTATCGAGCCATTCTGTATAGTCCATGATATTGTTCTCGTTACTCCTTTTTTGTATGTATATGAGCCATCGGCTTGCAATGACCATCCGGTACCAAACTCATTAGACAATATCGTATTGGTATAAAGATTTCCGTTTACATGTACTCCTCCGTCAAAATATCCGGCATAAGTATTAGAACTATGTGGCTTGCTAGTACCGTTCCTTGAAGCATAGATACATGCTCCACCGTCATTGCTTCCAATTATTTTAACCCCAAATTTCCCGTCAGTCGCACCATTGAAATTTATGTCAATCATACCGCTGTTATTATCTGTAGGTACACCAATTCGTATGCTCCTGCTATCGTTTCCAAAGTAGTCATATCCCTTCCAATTTAATGAACCATTGTCGATTGTGAAGCCTCCAATTTTTGCTCCATTTGCAGATATAGTACCAGAAAATGTTCCATCAGCCCCGTCCAGGTGTTTAACTTGAAGGCTGTCAACATCCACACAGGACGTCATTAATACAGGCTTACCGTTTTTCCATTCAAACACCAGTCCTGAATTGTACCCATTCCCATCTGTAATTTTGAATCTATCTGCATTGATCAACACTTCAGATGATGTGATAGTCAATCCCGCTTGTTGAAAGTCCTTTTTGACAGAAATCGCAATACTATCTGCAGACTGGGTAATTGCTGCCTGCATTTCTTCAGCTGTAACTGCTAAATTTATTTTTTCTCCAATATTGACAACCGAATCACCTGCAGACAAGTATAATTCCCGAAACTTTCCTTTTAATCCTTCAGACTTGGAGTAAGAAATATAGCTACTTTTATCCCTTGCACCGATGTAGGCACGTCCGTATACATTGAAGTATCCTTCTTTAGTTAGACGGTCGTATCCGATTGAAACTATATCTTTCCCGGAGAGGGAGTAAGAACTTATCCCCTGATAGAATGTCAGATATGGCGCACCATCTCCATATGCAGACAACACTATTGCAGCCTGATAGTCCGGGTCGGCTATGTCTCCAAGTTGTACCATCACATCTCCAACTGCCGGTATGTCGCTTCCTTCGTCACAATGATTCACGGATACCTCTATCCAGTTATCACCAATATTTTCCACCAGACGCCACCAATAGTGATTGGATACGCCGTCATACGCGCCTTCCTTAATATTAAAGGACTGTGAGCGTACTAAATTCCCTGGCTTAAAACGATTTTCTATGGCTTTCTCACCATCATCTGCAAGGAAGTAACAGCGATAAACAGAACCATAAGTTCCAGGAGATGAGTAACCTCTTTTCCCGTCTGAGAACTTGACTCCTTTACCATCCTTGAAACGAATTCCCTTTTTTTCTATAAACTCGACCTTAGTAATCGTAGCCCGTGCCCCGCTGGCGTTGAACATGAAGGAAGCTCCGGCCAGCTCGGTCTCCATTATTGAAAGTAACTGGAAGATAGCTTTCTTGCGCACGTACAGTTTGTCAATCCATCCGACAGACTCGCCGCCCTTTTCTGAAGAGAATGACATGCCCGCACCCATCATTCCGGTTACGAAGTCGGGTGATGTAAGGAAAGGAGATATGATACCGCCAAGAAGCTTAATGAGATAGTTTGTCTGGTCTTCCTTGTCCTTTCTCAATAATGTTGCAAGTGACCGTTTTGCCGAAAATACGTTACTGTCCGATGGGGCAGTAGAATCATTGGTCTTAATCACATATATGCTACTTCCTCCGCCTCCAACATAAGTATGCCCTTTATACGTAATCGACTCCAGTTTCTCTTCCACATCATTAAGGCGAGAGTAGGGCATACTTTCCCCAATAGTATATACCGGAGAATCCCATGGAATGTCAAGGTTAAACTCCCATCCGAGAACACGGCTTTCACGACCATTCTCAAAAAAGGCTTTATTGACCAGGTTTATCTTTTGCCCGAACTCGAAAAAGCGTTTCAGCTTGTCTTCATTAACCCATTCTGACCGGAGGGTAGTGTAGTATGTACCATCGTCCTTTTTTCGCTGGTCTGCTATCTTCTGTGCCTTCTCTTTCAGTTCCTGCTCCGCGTCCGGAATCATTTGTACAGAAACAAACTTTGGATCAAAACCGGAAAGGATATACTTGTCATCATTTTCAGGATATATGGTATCATCCGGTAATGGACGTCCGTAGTCTTCGCTGCGGACAATTTCCCAAAGCTGGCTTCCGTTGTTGTCCGGGTCAAAAATAACACCGAACTCCAATCCATTCATTTTGCCGGACTGAAAGATAATTGTCAGCTCTTGGCCCGGAAGTATGTAGTCCTTGGAGAAATTCAGGCCAGTATCACGATAGCGATAGTAAGTCACGGTTTCCTGACCTCCGTCTTCATTTGTAACGGTTTCCGTCCTCGTAGATACACTTGACATCGTACTTTCAAGTCGGGGATATACCTCGTCAAATACCACGATGTCTTCAATTGCTTCTTCCTGGCTCATGTCAGGATACACATCTATGTATGGCGTACCAGCGGGAAGCATAAGTCGTCTTTGCACAACTCCGTTTACTACCGTCTGCTCTTCAATGGGACGGTAGTTCTCAGGTATGTTTCTTGTAGATCCGAATGCATAAATGCGGGTGGCATAAGTGCCTGTGCTCTCACTGCGAGTCATGGCAGACGCTTCAACCCCTAACTCGATTTTGACGGCATCACCGAATTCGTTTCGCCCAAAATGAATTACGTTGTCCGTTATCCAGCAATCACAGTTCCACTTATCCTCACCCGCCATTGTGAATAAGGCATCCAGCAGGTTCATATTGTCATACGTCATTGCAACTGCCTTATTCTCTACTGTTGAATCTATTTCAAATACGAATTCTTTTCCCTTATAGGTATATCCCAAAGCTTTCAGGTTACGTAAGAACACACCAAGCTGTACATCAAGGGCTGCGGTGAGAGACCATGACGCTTCATATCCAGCATGTTCAGGAGTGTATTTGAAAATTTTGTTTTTCCACTTCCAGTAGTAAGCATCCAGTTTCAGCTCATAATCATATCCACCGGTAGAAGCATTGAAAGAAGGTTTCTGCATGTCTGTTACCTCATATACTTTTGAAAGTAAGCCGCCCAGTGAATCATCCAGAACCCCGGAAAGGTCTACATAGTCTCCAAGTTTAAAATATATCGGTTCAGGCACGGAGAATGGGAGAACGATGTAGTCCTCTTTCATCAGTGTAAACTTTCCCTTCGCCCCTTTGTTGATAGGGGTGGAGAACCTCGTCTTTCCGAATATGTCCTTAATTTCAATCATATCCCCAAAGTTCATAAATAGAAAATGGAAGCCCTAAAAATCCGGACTTCCATTTGAAACAATAAAGGAAATGTTCGTTATTCGCTTCTATCCATTGGATTCGGTTCGCAAAACTTACTTGAAACCTTACCGAAACACCTGTCAATACTCAACCCGTAAGAAATGCTCTTACCCAGGTAAACCAGCTTGTAGACTTCGTTTCCAAGAGTTGGGATTTTGATGTTTACGGTTCCTTTCTCCAGTTCTGACTGAAAAGATTTCTTCTTTGTCCGATAGTCGCCTTCTGAGTTTCCTTCTATGGTGAACTGGAGAGTGATTTCACGCGATGCTACTTTTGCATTTTCGGTTATTATTCGCTTCCCGTGCTCCAGACGGCTCTCATCTTCGATATAGTCTTTCATCTGATTGAATCCGTCGATAGCATCGAGAAAACCGTCGCCCATGCGGACACCCCATGTGCTCCAGGCATCCTTCCTGTTAATAAATAAATCTCCTGTCATAATCTTGATGTATTACGTTTTACTTCGGCAATGTCGGCCTGCATCTGTTTGATAGGCTTGACAATTTCGCCTGTGTTTTCTCTGATTTGCTGTAGCTCCAGATAGGAATTGGCCAGGATGGTACGTGTCTCGTCGGCGATGTTGTACAATCCGGTTGCTTGTGATGTCAGGGAACCGATGGAACCTCGCAGTTCGGTAATAGCTATCGTTTGCTGCTGTTCTGCCGTCTCAATACGAAGATTGGACTCATATACGGCTGTAAACCGTCCGCTCAGTTCCCCGGCATCCTCGTGCGTCATTTCCGTACCGAATCCGCGGCTGGAGGCCGACTGCTGGGAACTGCTGCCAGCCTTGTCGTATCCGGTAGCTGCTGCAAGTTCATCCCGTAGTTTCAATGCTTCATTCACGTACCCCATATATTCGTTTTGGAGTGAATTGCGTTCACTCTCACTCAGGTTTCCGTCCTTCATACTTTCACCGAATCTGTTCCACCAGTTTTCAAGCTTCTGGCTGTACATGTTACCAATTTTGTCTGAAAGCATGGCACGCATAAAGTATTCGGATAGGTTATCCGCAAAATCTTCCGCCGAGGCATCCATATCCATGAGGGTATCGATGAAACTATCATACATGGAATCAAAACTTATTCCGGTAAGCTGTTCGAAAAGTCCCTCTTTCAGTTCTTCGAGGTTTCCGGCCAGATCTGCATATTCATCTAGTGCATCAACGACAGCATTTCCATAGCCTCCTTTTCCTGAATCGGCCATTTTCTGCCACAAGTCTACATTCTGACGTAATAAGTCCATCTGCTCCGGCGACATCTGCCACAAGGAATCTGTACCTGTGAATTCTGCCATGACATTTTCTCGAATCCATTGTATGTCACTTTCCGACCAGCCCATGTAATAGGCCCAGCTATGATGGCTGCTGTGATAGCCAGCATTTGCCTGCGCTTTTGCAAGGACATTCTTGTTGTATTCCTCCTGATACTTGATGGCTTTATTGTACTCTGCTACGGATTTCTCGCTTCCCTTGCTGGACTTCATTTCTTCCGTAAGGGATTCGATGGCAGACTGCAGCTTTTCGTTTCTGTCCGTGAGTCTGTTGATGGTATCCTGCACCTCTTTTTCGTTTCCTCCAATACCGAAGAGTTTGCTGAATCCGCCGAAAGTCAAAGTATCCCATATTCCACCTACAGACTTAAAGACACTACTGAATATGTTACTGACGAAACCATCCAGCCCCTGTGTCCCGATAGCATCTAAAAGAGAAAATGCAGCTCCAATTATACCTCCAAGTTTCTCGCTCTCTTCTGCAAATATGTCTACTATATTTCCGGCCAAATCACCGACCTGAGAGAGTGAAATTTCAGAATTTGAACCAAGCTGGGTAATGACGTTCGACAATGTGACAAGGTTGCTTGTCGTTTTATCTGTCGACTTTTGTACATTGACCTGAGCGTTCTGCTGTCTTTTCTGGGCATCATTCAGTTTCTTCGTGGCCGTTTCTTTCTGTTCATCTGTTCCGCTTCTCATGGCTTCGTTGTATTTCTCCTGAGCTTGTGACAGTTCTTCCTGTGCCTTGGCCAATTCGCTTAACTGTTCGGGTAGGTCGGCCAGCAATCCTCCTTTGTCAATAAGAGTTGACTGGATGTTGCTTAACGCCTCGTCAATGACCTTCTTCTGGTCAACAGCCATATTCTTGTATTCTTCGGAGTTCTTGAAGTCCCTAAGCTGCTGCTTTACCTTGTTCAAGGATTCTTTGGATACCTTATCCAAGTCACCGAAGATAAGTTCCCAATTGATTCCCTGTTTCAGCTTCTCAAGATCAAGAGAGGAGAGAGCTTTATCCATTTCTTTCTGGAGTATGTCCTTGTCTCCCTGAGTAGCAGCCTCCGAGATTTTACGGGTGTACTCAGCTATGATTGCATCACGTTTCTGCATAAATGTACCATAGCTTTTCAGGTAGCGTTCATTAGCCTCGATTGCAGCCTGATTTTCGGCTTTCGTAATTTCGGCCAGCCCTTTTTCACGTGACTGCATGGCATTAGACGCACGACTTCCTAATACTTCCCGCTGTTCAGACGTAAGCTTTCCTCCTTGCGCATCTTCCCATTTTTTGCGCTGTTTCCTAATTTCATCGATTTCTCGCTGGTAATCCAGTTCAATCTGTCTGCGCTTCTTTTCAGAACCTTCTTCCATCAAGTTGATTTCTTCCTGCTGATTGGTCCTGCGAAGCTGAAGGAGTTCTTCTGCAAGCTGTTGCTGCTCCTTCTTTTGTCGCTCGGCATTTTTCTTCGCATTATTCTCTTGTTTGGTCAGAGTGTCTCCCGTTACACCTCCGAGCGATTTATATGATTTTTCTGCTGCTTCCAACTCTTCTACTGCTTTCTTATAAGCAGATTCAGTACCTTTTTTAGCATCCTCTACAGCCTTTAATTTTGCTTCGTAAACAGCTTTTGCTTCTTTATATGCTTGCTGATACGTCTTTTCCGATGCTTCCCTTTGCGATTCCAGGCCAGATATGGTGCCGTCAATCCCTTTTAGCGCTGCTTGCGCATTATTGAACCGTATTTGAACGTCAATAGGAATTGTTGCAAAAGGAAAATTCTTAATTTTTTCTTGCTCTTCCTGCAATATTTGTCTTGCTATATTGTATTCGCGTATAATCTGCTCACGATTACTTCTTGCTTCCATCAGCTTGACTTCTACAGGTTTCGAGTTTTCCTCTGTTTCCTTTTTCAGTCGATTATATTCGCTCAGGGCTGATTTCCACTTGTTAAGATTTGCTTTTGCTGATTCTATTTGTGAAGCAATTAATGGGGCACCTTGCCCCGCATTTTTTAAAGAAGCATTTAATGATTTTATTTTCTCCTCCCATTGTTGAATATTCTTTAGTATGTTTTCATAACTGTTCTTGTCTCGTTCCTTATTCAGTTCTTTATTTGCTTCTGCAAGATTGAGTACAGCCAGTTGTTCACGGGTATAAGCAGAAGAAAGTGCAGGAGAATACCTTTGCAGTTCCTCATAGGCCTTTATCTTTGAAAACTCTGTTTCTGTCTCATCTTGGATAACACGTATCAGCTCTTCTATCTTTTTCTTGCGTTCCTCTTCCTGATTCGCAAAATTCTTTTGTTCTTCATTGAATTTTTGCTGTGCCTTTTCCGATGCGGTTGTGCTGTCATGAAAGGCCCACATAGTAGCAACAAGCCCGGCAAGAACCGTAGCTACCAGGACATACGGGTTAGCTTTCATAACCGTATTCAAGGCCTTTTGTGCTATCGTTTGAGCTTTAGTAACCAGTATTGCAAGTTCCATTCTGGCCGTTAATGTATCCTGAGCTATTCGCACAACAATAAGAGCGGTTTTATATGTTCCGTATGTAGCAATCAGTCCTATCAAAATCTTACCAACAGTTTCATAGTTCTCAATAAGACCTTTCAATCCTGAAATACCTGCAGAAGCAATTCCCTGAGTATCTTTCCCAATCTCATTCAACATTGTATCCCAAGCATCTCCAAGGTTACTCAACTGACCTGTAAGAGACTTAGACTGTTCTTGCATCAGGTTATAATAGATTCCTGATTCACTAGTCATATTTTTGAAGGCCTGTTCTACTTCTTTAAATCCTACCTTTCCTTCCTTTACTAAACCGGAAACTTCATCTTTTGTCACACCAAGCACTTTTGCCAGTTCCTCGTAGATGGGAATACCACGTCCTGCAAACTGGCGAATATCGACCGCATAGGCCCTTCCTTGTGTCCTTAATGTGCCATAGAGATAGGCTATTTCACTAAGCTGGGAGCCAACACCAGCGGCTACATTACCAAGCATGACAAGTTCATCACCCACATTTTCAGCTGACGAGCCGTAAGCAATCATTTGCTTGGCAGATGATGCCACCCCTTGAAGGTCGAAGGGTGTCTTTGCGGCAATATCCACCAGCTCTGACATCAGTTTATCTGCTTTTTCCTTACTTTTCAGCATGGTTGAAAAAGCAATTTCAAGCTGCTGGAATTGTCCTCGTACATTGACAAGTTCTGTGGCAAAGTTTTTCAAGGCAGTTACTCCACCTATTACACCAAGTACTTTGGTTAAGGAAACGGACATCTTTTCATTTGCTTCGACCGTTTCACCTGCTTCTTCCTTAAAGGCTGCATATTCATCCTTCAGTCTCTTTACTGAAAGACGGGCTTCAGCCTGCTGCTGAGT